AGGAGAAATTAATGAGTATGAAATCAGATGTAAAAGCGGTTAGAGTTACTGGAACTGGTTCTGTATTTGGCGGAAGAACAAGATTAAGAGGAATTATTCTTGCTAACGCTACAGCAGGTGCTGGAACTATAACTTTACAAGATGGAAATTCAGTTACACAATTTGTAGGTGACTGTCCAGCAGGAGATGTTTTTGCTTTCAATATTCCAGAAGATGGAATTTTATTTGAAGGTGGAATGACAGTTTCTGCAATATCAGGTTTAACAGCAGCTACTATACTGTTAGATAAATAGGAGGGTAGATGGCTACCTCTGGTACTACAACATTCGATTTAAATATCGATGACATTATTGAAGAAGCGTATGAAAGAACAACGCTTCGCGGTTTACGAACAGGTCAGCAATTAAAAAGTGCTAGACGTTCGTTGAACATTATGTTTTCTGAATGGGGAAATAGAGGTGTTCATTTATGGAAAGTAAAATCAGCAACGATTCCTTTAGTATTAGGACAAGCAGAATATAATTATGCAAATGACAATACTAATTTTCCAACCGATATTAATGATGTATTAGAAGCGTATGTAAGAGATAACACAACAGCGTCCGCTCCTGTAGATACCACTTTAACTAAAATCGATAGATCCGATTATGCTGCACTTCCTAATAAATTATCTCAAGGAACACCTTCACAATATTATGTACAAAGAACTACTAGTCCTAGTGTCTTTTTATATCAAACACCAGGATCTAGTTTTTCTGGAGCAAGTTACCAATTAAAATTTTATTACATTGCAAGAATTCAAGATGCAGGTGCTTATACTAACACCGCAGATGTTGCTTATCGTTTTATTCCTGCGATGACCGCGGGCCTTGCTTACTATTTAAGTTTAAAGTATTCCCCTGAATTAGTTCAAAATTTAAAATTAATTTACGAAGATGAATTACAAAGAGCATTAACCGAAGATGGTCAAAGAACTTCTTTATTTATTTCACCACAAACTTATTATGGAGATGGTGTATAATGGCTTTTGCAAGAGGAAAACATTCACAAGCAATTTCCGATAGATCAGGTCAAGCTTTTCCTTATTCAGAAATGGTAAGAGAATGGAATGGATCTTTAGTTCATTTTTCTGAATATGAAGCTAAACATCCACAACTAGAACCAAAACCAAAAGGTGGAGATGCACAAGGTTTACAAAATGCAAGACCTGCAAGAACAGAACCAGCGGTTGCTGCTTTACTTCCAGGAAATCCTTTTACCATTACTTCTGGATCCACTACAGTAAGTGTCTATGAACCTAATCACGGACGTTCTACTTCCGATACCGTTGTATTTAGAAATGTAGATGGAAGTCCAGGTGGAGTCGCATATACAGTATTTGAAAATGCATCTGGTTATAGTATAACTAAAATAGATTCTAATTATTATACCTTTACATTAGGAGGAACACCTACGGTAACGGAACAATCAGGAGGAATGACAGTGACCGCAGGTCCTGTTACGTTAACAGCATAATGGCATATACTTTATCTAACTTACAAACAGACATTAGAAATTATACAGAAGTAGATAGCTCTGTATTATCTGATTCTGTTTTATCTACGATTATTAAAAATGCTGAAAATAAAATTTATAGAGATACAGATACGGATGATGATCGTTTTTATGCAACATCGAACCTGCAAGCAGGAAACCGATATGTTACCATTCCAACTGATTTAAGAATTATACGATATGCACAACTTACGGACTCATCAGGAAATCAAGTTTATTTAGAACAAAGAGATACTTCTTTTATGGCAGAGTATTATGATACTCCTGGAACAAGTTCAGGTTTTCCTAAATACTATGCTAATTGGGATGCAAATTATTGGGTAGTAGCACCAACTCCAGATAACACTTATGCCATTACATTGGCTTATAATAAACAACCTGCAAGTATTACTGAGTCTCCAGGATCTACTCAAGGTACTTTTACATCTAATAAATATCAGGATTTACTTTTATATGCTTGTTTGATAGAAGCATATGCATACTTGAAAGGCCCGTCAGATATGTTACAATACTATTCGCAGGCTTATCAACAAGCTCAGCAATCGTACGCGATCGAACAACAAGGTCGTAGACGCCGAGATGAATATACAGATGGTGTTATTCGTACTCCTTTAAAATCAGTAAATCCATCACAATAAATTTAAGGAGAAAACTAAATGGCAAATATAGTACCTGACTCTTTTAAAACAGATCTACTTGGTGGAGTGTTTGATTTTGATTCTGGTGGATCAACTTTCAAATTAGCACTTTATACATCATTAGGTGGTTTTAGTACGGCTACTACTGTTTATACTGTTACTAACGAAGTATCTTCGTCTGGTACCAACTATACAGCAGGTGGTAATACTTTAACTAATAATGGTGTAGCAATATCAAGTAACATTGCATACGTTGACTTCGCAGATTTGACTTTCTCTTCTGTGACATTGTCTGCAGTAGGAGCTCTGATTTATAAAGGAACATCTAATGAAGCGGTATTGGTTTTAGATTTTGGCGGCACAAAAACTGCAACTAGCGGAGATTTCGTTATTCAGTTTCCAACTGCTGATTCATCTAATGCAATCATTAGACTTGGCGACGCATAATAGTTATAAGGAGTAGAAATGGCTTTTGTACTTAACGATAGAGTTAAAGAAACTAGCACAACTACTGGAACAGGAACATTTTCACTAGCTGGTGCCGAAACTGGTTTTGAAAGTTTTGTTTCAGGGGTAGGAAATGCTAATGTAACTTATTACGCAATTTCAAATGATGGAACATCAGAATTTGAAGTTGGTATAGGTACGGTTACATCTGGTTCTCCAGACACTTTATCTAGAGACACAATTATTTCTTCTTCTAACTCAGATGCTTTAGTTAATTTTTCCGCAGGTACGAAAACCGTATTTTGTACATTGCCTGCATCAAGAACACCTTCTGCAGGAATGACAGCACAAACTTTTGTTAATACTCACAATTCAACTTTATCTGATGATCAAACATTGGTATCAGGAGTATTAGCAGGACCAGTTAGTATCACAGGAACACAAACCGTAACAGGAACATTGGTAATTATATAATGAGTAAAATTGAAGTCGATGCAATAGTCCCACAATCTGGAACCACATTAACGGTTGGAGAATCTGGTGACACGATTACTATACCTTCAGGTGCAACGTTTGACGCATCTAATGCAACAACTACTTTACCTTCTACTGTAGTTACTACAACTGGATCACAAACTTTAACAAATAAAACTATTGATGTTTCTCAATTATCTGGCACTGTTGCAACTTCTAATTTAGGAACTGGTACAGCGGACGCTACAACTTTTTTAAGAGGAGATCAAACTTATGCTTCAGCAACTCCAGCTGCTGATTCAATTACAACAACTCAATTAGCATATAATCCTAATTCATTCAGAAACATCATCATCAATGGTGATATGAGTATTGCTCAGAGAGGGACTTCAACTTCTTCTATTACTGGAAATGGTTATCACACAATAGATAGATTTCAGACAATATTAACAACTTTAGGAACTTGGACACAATCACAAGATACAGATGTACCTAGTGGTCAAGGTTTTGTTAAATCATTAAAAATGGCTTGTACTACTGCTGATGCTTCACCTGCTGCTGGAGATATGTTGCTTGTTACACAAGTTTTTGAAGGTCAAAATTTACAATATTTAAAAAAAGGAACTGCATCTGCTCAAAGTTTAACAGCTTCATTTTGGGTTAAATCTAATAAAACAGGAACTTATATTGGAGAACTTTATGATGTAGATAATTCAAGAAGTATATCTAAATCTTTTACAATAAATAGTGCTGATACTTGGGAACAAAAAACAATTACTTACGCTGGAGATACAACAGGTGCTTTTGATAATGACAATGCTGGTAGTTTATATTTTTCATTCTTTTTAGGTGCTGGAAGTAATCGCACATCTGGAACTTTACAAACATCTTGGGGAACATTTACAGAAGCAAACAGAGCCGTAGGTCAAGTCAACCTTGCAGATAGCACATCTAACTACATCAACATCACAGGCGTACAACTAGAAGCTGGAACAACTGCATCTGATTTTGAGTTCTTGCCTGTTGATGTGAATTTTCACAGATGTGCAAGATACTATCGTTATTCAGATGTAATAATACCTAGTGCAGGTACTCAAGGAGTTTTATCAATTTCACCAGTTTATCCACCAATGAGAGCAGCACCAAGTATGAACTGGTGGCATCCAACAAGAACTGCTGCAAATGAAAAATTTGTTTATCTTTTAAGTAATGCGGCAAGAACACAATTATCAAGTGGTAATGTATTTTTTACTACAGCTAATAGGTGGGGAAATTGGTACAATACTGGTTACGCTAATTGGTCAGGAACAACTGCTGATAAAAATGATGGTATTTATACATTATTAGAAGCAGATGCGGAGTTATAAAATATGAATATACAAACAGTTAAAGCATACAGAAGTCCACAAATCAATAATGAAATAGTTTGTTATGAATTGGTTTATGAAAATGGAAGTAGTATTAGTGTACCACTAGACCCAGCAAACAAAGATTACCAAGCAATACAAGAGTGGATAGCAGAAGGAAACACAGTAATAGACAACGGAGCAGGACAATAATGAGTGAAGTAAAAGTAAATAAAATTAGTCCACGAACAGGAACCACATTTACCCTTGGCGATGCGGGAGACACGATTAGTACTG